AGAAGAAGCGCAAGCAGCAGACAAGCCTAAACAAAATCCCAAACTTGAAAAACGATTTTCTGAGCTTACAAAACGAGCCAAACAAGCTGAGGCAGAAAAGCAAGCATTAGAAGCACGTTTACAAGAACTTGAAGGCAGACAAGCCCCTGCACCCGTACAAGTTGATCCAGTAAGCGAAAAACCACAAGCATCGCAGTTTAATGATGCTTTTGAATACGCTGAAGCACTAGCTGAATGGAGCGCAGAAAAAGCATTAGAGCAGCGTGATATACAAGAACAGCAACGCAAAATCGAAGAACAGAGAAACGAAGTAATTAAGTCGTGGACTCAAAAACTCGAAGCTGCTAAAGCTGATCTTCCTGACTTTGACGATATGGTAGCTTCTAGTCAAGTGCAAGTACGAGATGAAGTACGTGATGCAATACTAGAATCAGATGTAGGCCCACAAATCCTATATCACCTAGCATCAGATGACGATTACGCTCAAAAATTGGCGAGTATGCCAACTAATAAAGCTCTCAAGGAATTAGGGAAATTGGAAGTTCAATTTGAGCGTAAAGAAGCTCAATCTGAAGTCAAAAGCGAACCTGTTGCTAGAAGTAAAGCACCAGCACCGATTAAGCCCCTTACAGCAGGAAAAGGAGCATCAGATGTTCTTATAGATGGCAATGGCGCATTTCATGGAACTTATGCTCAATGGAAAGCTGCAAGACAAGCTAAACGGATTCGCTGATAAACCCATTTAAATTAAAGGAAATAAATCATGGCAAATAATTTGCTAACCATTTCCAAGATCACTAACGAAGCATTGATGGTCTTGGAAAACGAATTAACATTCACATCTGAAGTAGATCGTAACTATGATGATCAGTTCGCTGTAGTTGGCGGTAAGATTGGTAACACAGTAAACGTACGTAAACCTGGTCGTTTTATTGGTACAACTGGCCCAGCTCTGAACGTAGAAGATTTCAACGAAACTTCAGTACCTGTAACATTGTCAACACAGTTCCACGTTGATACACAGTTCACAACCCAAGACCTAGCTTTGTCTTTGGATATGTTCTCTGACCGTGTATTGAAGCCTGCTGTTGCTGCTATTGCCAACAAAATTGACCGTGATGGTACTTTGCAAGCTGCTAACAACACAGCTAACATCGTTGGTACTGCTGGTACACCTCCAACAGGTTTGATCACTTACTTGACCGCTGCTGCTTACCTTGATTCTGAAGGCGCACCACGTGATGGCCGTCGTTCTTGCATCGTTGAGCCATTCACATCTGCAACTATCGTTGACAGCTTGAAAGGTTTGTTCGTTCCACAAGAAGCAATTGGCGAACAGTATCGTAAAGGCTTGATGGGTCGTGACTCTGCTGGTATGAATTGGAAGATGGATCAGAACGTGGTAGCACACACATTCGGTTCTTTCTCTGGCTCTGCTACTGTTGCTACTACAACTGCAACTGGTTTCTTGACAAGCGGTTGGGCTTCTTCTAGCACAATCACTTTGACATTGACTAACGGTGTTTCATTGAACCAAGGCGATACATTCACAATCGCTGGCGTTTATGCAGTTAACCCACAAAACCGTCAAGCTTATGGCTCTAACAAGCTGCGTAACTTTGTAGTTAACCAAGCTGTATCAGGTTCAGGTGGTACTATTTCTGTAAACGTAAGCCCTGCAGTTATTACTGCTGGTCAGTTCCAGAACGTATCTATCCCTAGCCCCGTTTCTGCTGCTGCCGTAACATTCTTCAATCAGTCTGGTACTGTATCCCCACAAAACATCATCATGCACCGCAATGCGTTTACTCTCGCAGTAGCCGACCTTGAGTTGCCAGAGGGTGTTCACTTTGCTGGTCGTGCAAGCGACAAAGAAATTGGTCTGTCAATGCGTGTAGTTCGTCAATACACCATCAACAATGACTCTATTCCTACTCGTTTGGACGTTCTGTATGGTTGGGCTAATTTGTATCCTGAACTCGCTTGCCGTGTTGCAGCTTAATCACTAATAACGAAAGGAAACTATTATGTCTAATCCAGGACCAGCAGTCACTACCTCGATTCACCCACAAGTACTAGGTTCTAACCAAGCTTTGCGTTTGATCGCAACAGCTCAAGCTGTAAACTTAGCAAACTTGGGTGATACTCAAGTAAACGTAATTGATGTTACTAACTATGTTCCTGTTTCTGTTATTACTGCTAACGCAGTTAACGGAACAAACACAGTTTCTAGCATTTCTAGCGTTTATTTAGGTGTTTACACAGCACCAGGCGGTTCAACTGGTAGCGGAACAGCAATTTTGACAGCAGCAGCGTTGTCTAGCAATTCGACAACTACTAACGCTAAAGTTGTTGCAGCTACTTTGAACGCAAGCGCAACTAACGCTCAACAGCTCTATGTGAACGTAGCTACTGCTACTGCAACAGGAACTATTGACGTTTATGTATATGGTTACGACTTGTCAGCACAGTAATCTGTTGTAAAATTAAAGCCCACCCCCTAAAAAGGGTGGGTTTTTTAACATTCTGAGGGGATCAAATGAAAAATATTATGATTGCAATGCCTTGCTATTCAGCAAAGGTGCATTTCGCTACTATGCGAGCTATTTTGCTAGATGCAATTAATATCATCGGGCGTGGCGATAAATTCTGTATTGCAGAAGATATAGGAAACAGCGATATTGCAGGCTCACGAGGCGCATTATTTGGCGTTTTTGCACGTTCTGATTGCGACACGCTTGTATTTATTGATGATGATGTATTTTGGGAGCCAGGCGCATTAATTCAGCTTATTGATTATCCTGTAGATGTAGTTGGTGGTATTTACCCTAAGAAACAAGACCCTTTAGCTTGGCCATTCAAAATTGAAGAAAAGACAGAATATCCTGTTGATCCGCAAACAGGTCTTTTAGAAGTCTTAGGCTTGCCAGGTGGCTTTTTGAAAATCAGCAAAAACTGCGCTCAAAGGATGATTGAAGCTTACCCACGTCAAACATTGCGTAGCACAAGCGAACATACTCAGTTTTGGCCATTGTTTGATCCATACGAAATGCCTGATGGCAATCGCTTAAGCGAAGATTTTAGCTTTTGCCAAAGATGGATAGATATTGGCGGCAAAGTATGGGCAAATCTTGAATTTGAGCTAGGTCATATTGGCTACAAAACTTACAAAGGAAGTTGTGGAAAACACTTGAGAGAAGCAGAAAACAATGTAAAATAGTTGTAGATTTACAACACACCCCTTTGCAAAGGAAAAAATATGTCTAGCACCACCATTACTCGTGGCAATTCCCACGAAACTTTTTACATCACCCCGTCTATTACCCCTGCTGCTGTAGCTGCTCAAACTTCTGCTAGTCAGACTTTCAGCGTTGCAGGCTTGCAAACTACTGATTTAGTGTTAGTTCAAGGCTATAACGGCACTCAAACTGCTGGTATTGTTATCGCTGAATCTGATTGTTTGACTGCTGGCGTATTGTCAGTTCAGTTCGCTAACGTAAGTACAGCTAGTGCAACTCCTGCTTCTGGCGCATACGCTATTCAAATTACCCGTTTAGAAGGCCCAGCACCTGTAACTGCTGTTTAAGGATAAAAAATGGCTAACGTATCAGCATATCGTTTTGTAGGCCCTACAACGGCTATTAGCGTTAGTGGCACTTCTTCAACTTCTGTAACTATCGTTCCTAACGGCAACGATCAACCTAACTTTTGTGGGTTTTTAAATACTGGCGCAAACCCTGTAGCGATTACGATTGCTCCTGCTATTGCAGGCACAACGACTACAGCTCCTGCTGCCGTATTGCCCTCAGGTGGTAATACCAGTCAATCATTTGTTTTGGGCGTAGCAATGTCCCAGCCTACTGTGATTGCTGTTCCACCTAGTTTTGCAGTTACAGCGATTGGAACAAGTGGCACACTATATGTAATGCCTATGGTAGATCAAAACTAAGGAATCAATATGTCAAATCCAGGCGTTGCAAGTAGCTCAGTAATCAATTTATTGCCAGTCCAAGCTGAATATGATGCAAATGGTAATTGTTTAGGCTTATATGGACAAGGTGGCAATCCATTACAGACACCATTAAATGCCAGCAGTTTAGCTGTTGAAGGCAATTTAGTAATTTCAGGCACTAGCCCTACTTTAGGTTCAGGCTGGGGAACTAGCCCTACTATTCTTGCTAACAATACTTTTTGCTTTAAAGTAACAGTTGGCACAGGTGGCGCAGCTAACGGAACTATTAATCTTCCTACAGCCCCTAATGGTTGGTTAGGATTTGCTGCTGATGTAACAAGCGGTAATGCTGTATTTTTGCAATTAACAGCAAGCACAGCAACCTCAGTTACATTCACCAGCTATTCTGTTACAACAGGTGCTGCTGCCAATATGTCTGCTGGAGATGTAGTTTTAGTTAACTGTATCGCCTACTAAAGGTAGATTATGGCTAACATCAATGATTCTGTAACTCAGAATCTATTGCCTGTTCAGGCATATTTTAATCTTGATGGCACGTTTAATACGTTCATCGGGCAGAATATGCCTTTTTATGCCACGATAAACCCTGTTCAATCAGGGTTAACCATTACCAACAGCACGATTGATAGCACTACGATTGGTGCTACAACACCATCTACAGGGGTGTTTACTAATGTATCAGCAACGACAGGTCAGATTAGCACTACACCTAGCTCTAATACTGATATTGCTAACAAGTTTTATGTTGATACTGTAGCTCAAGGTCTTGGCCCTAAAGCAGCGTGTCAAGTCGCTACATTAAGCAATATAACGCTCTCAGGGCTTCAAACGATTGATGGGTACACTACCCTAGCTGGCGATAGAGTTCTCGTCAAGAATCAAACTTCTAGCCAATTTAATGGCATCTATATTGCATCTGCAAGCACTTGGACTCGTTCCACAGATATGGATGTTTGGTCAGAAGTGCCAGGCGCTTACACAGTCATTTTAAATGGCACTCAAGCAGATACAGGTTGGGTTTGCACCGCATCAGCGACAGGAACAATTAATGTTACAGCAATGCCTTGGGTGCAATTCTCTGGTTCAGCTACTTATTTTGCTGGTACAGGGTTAACCCTAGCATCAAACACTTTTAGCATTACTAATACAGGTGTTTCAGCATCTACTTATGGTTCTGCAAGCACAGTCCCTGTCATCGCAGTAAATGCTCAAGGTCAGATCACAAGCGCAAGTAATACAAGTATTGCAATTAGCAATACCCAAGTTAGCGGTCTTGGCACAATGTCAACGCAGAACGCTAATAGCGTAGCAATTACTGGGGGTTCAATCAATGGCACAACTATTGGAGCAACTACTGCTGCTGCAATTACTGGCACTACTATTACTGCTACTAGCTTTAGCGGTGCAGGAACTGGTTTAACTGGTACTGCTTCAGGTTTATCTATTGGCGGTAATGCTGCGACTGCAACATCTGCAACTACAGCAGGATCAGTTACAAATAGTGTAACTTTTAATAATAGCGGCTCTGGCGCAGCTTCAGGAACATCGTTTAATGGTTCAGTAGCTCAGACTATTTCCTACAATACTATTGGCGCACCTAGCACTACAGGTACGGGCGCAAGTGGCACATGGGGCATCAGCATCTCAGGCAACGCTGCAACAGTTACAAATGGTGTATATACAACTGGTAGCTACTCAAATCCTACTTGGATTACATCAATATCAGGCTCAATCGTAAGTGGCGCAGTCGCTAGTGCTACAACAGCAACGAACGTAGCTGGCGGGGCAACAGGCTCACTTTTATATCAATCTGCTGCAAGCACAACGACTTCTTTAGCATTAGGCACATCAGGTTATGTATTGACTGCTGGCTCTACTGCACCGCAATATGTAGCTCAATCAACTTTATCTGTAGGATCAGCTTCAACAGCGACAACATCTACAAATCTAGCTGGTGGCGTAGCAGGGGCAATTCCTTGGCAGTCAGCCGCAAATACGACAAGTTTCACAGCAGCAGGCACAACAGGTCAAGTATTGACTTCAGCAGGCACAGGAACTCCTACTTGGACAACTCCTACCTCTTATGCGACTGTAACCGATGACACCACTACAAATGGCACTCGTTATCCTTTGTTTGCAAATCAGACAAGTGGAAACCTATCAACAGAATATACAAGCTCTACTAAGCTCCAATATAACCCTTCTACAGGGGTTTTTACATCAACAGCATTAGCTTTAAGCATTTCTGCGCTAACGACAGCAAACACCAGCAACCTGTCTATTGGTGGCACTTTAGGCTTTAGCGATACAGGCATTATCACCAATCAGGTAGGCACAACAAATAGCTATTTACAGGCTGTTTTACAGAATAAATCTAATGGTGCTTCTGCTTCTGCTGAATATATTGTTTACAACGATCAAGGCACAGCAGCGACAAACTTTGCCACTTTTGGTATTAATTCATCTACATATTCAGGAACAGGCTCTGTTAATGCCCCTGGATATGGATATTTCTTGTCAGGTAGCACAGATATAGTTGTTGGCACAATTGGCGCAAATAACATCCATTTAACGACCAATTCACAGGCTACTGATGCAGTAACAATCAACACCAGCAATTCTGTAGCATTTAATGGTTCATACGGAACATCAGGTTATTTATTGCAAACCAATGGTAATGCAGCAGCCCCTACATGGGTTGCTCCTTCTACCATTACTGCAGGCACAGCAACAAATGCCACAAACGTCGCAATCACAGACGATACAACAACAAATAGTGATTACTATGTTACTTTTGTAAGCGCATCGTCAGGTAATACTGGTTTAAAAACAAGCTCAACCAAGTTAAAATATCATCCATCAACAGGCGCTTTAACCGCCTCAACCATTTATATAGCACCATAGGAATAAATCATGGGTCAATTAGTCTTTCAAGCAACAGCAGGCGGCCAAGTAGCCTTAGTTGGCCCTAATCCATCTACAAACTTCTCGCTAAACGTACCAGCAGTAAACGGTAATCTTGTAACTACAGGCGATACAGGCACAGTTACCAATACTATGCTTGCTGCTAGTGCTTACAA